TGAGATAGAGCAGAGTCCCAAGACTCACTCATATCGTGTAGACAAGATTCTACGAACACCGCAACTTCTTTATCTTCAGGAGAAATCTCTCCGTCTTTAGAATTATCAGAGTATGGGTCGATGCGCCATTCAAGACGAGTAATAACTTTTTCGATTGCGAATAACATTGAGCCGATAGTCGGGTCGTTGTCCGCCATCTCTCGATAGATTCTTGCACCGCGTTGTCCGCGGAGGTTTACTAAAAATTCTTCAAATATCGTTCCGCCCGAACGACGCAGACCAGTAGAGCCGAACTCTTGTAAATCAGGCGTTATTTTCTCAGCCATTTAACCCTCTACTCTTTGGTTGCTAATCCGACGACGATTGCGATTGCCTGTTCTTGGTTGAATCCCGCCTGTACTAACTCCGAAAATAATTCGTGAGTTTGAATAGCAAAAGCCCCCAAAACAGACACGACACCTTCACTATTGGGTGAAAGGTTATCGTACACCCGTCGATTATACCGCTAGGCGAATTTAGCCTTTTTATTCTCCGTCTAGGACAAACTCAAAAGAGTTAAGTCTCTTGTTAGTAATGTCCAAAGAAGATTTCAAAGCCAATTCTCTGTCGCCAACTTGAGCGAATAGACGGTTTTCTAGTTCGCCACCAATAGCATCAAAACGACGGAAGTAGATGTTGTAAGGCAAAGCATTTTCCTGAATGTTTAATTCAATCTCAATATACTCTTTTAGAGCAATCTCTTTTGAGATAAACGGTTTGCCATTGGAATCAACAACTACTTTCGCACCTGCTAATTCCTTTGTGAAGAAATCAGTCCAAGCCATTTACAACCCCTTTCGAGAGTTTATTAACCCTAATATACTACATCAGGGTTAGAAAGGAAACGACTCAGGGGCTTCAGGTTCCTTTTTCCAAGTCGGTGCGCTCCAAGGGTCTACCTCTGTATCGCCCTCAGCATTACGGCGAACATCGACCACTTGAACTATGTGGCGCTTCAAGTCCACTCCGACATTAAAAGCGGTCACGGTCATCTTGCCTTTTTTCTCTCCCGTGGTCTTATCGTCCCAAGATTCCCAAACTGCCGTCCCTTGGATAATTACACCCATACCTTTTTTCAAAGAGTCCGCTACATTCTCAGCGAGTTTGTTCCAACACTTAATTGACCATGGAGTGACATCGGTATTTTCCCAAGTACCATCAGGTTTCTTTTGTGATTTAGAAGAAATGATTGTGAAGGTTGCCATTGCTTTACCGTTAGGGGTAAAGCGCAACTCAGGGTCGCTTGCTAGGTTTCCTGCTATTGCTATTGCTGTCATGCTATGTGCCTTTCATTCGATATTGGTTTGGCGATTATGTTTAGTTTTTTTCTCATTCTGTCGCGTTCTTTAGTAGATGTTCCACCCCAAATGCCGACTACTTTGTAATGTAACGCATAGGTCAGACATTCTGTTTTCCATACGCACCCATTACAAATCTTCTTCGCTTTCTTGTTTTCCTCCGTTATCAAATTCTTCTCGGGGAAAAAGTAATCCGTCTCCAAGCCCCAGCAACTCGCTCCCTCGAACTTCCAAGGCATCAAAATTTTCTTCATCAAGTTCCTCTCCGACAAGTAAGCGATTAGGGGAAGAGGCGTCTAACTTAGCCAATACTCTTCCGTTGCGCCATACCTTGCCACCAACAATTCCGTCATAGAAGTTTGGCTTAGGCTGTACTAGAGATTCACACTCTGTCCAAAAATAACAGCGTGAACAATAATTTAACGCGGGTTGTGCTAAATCTAAATTGAATTGGTCAAAGAGCCAAGGGTCGGCTTCCCGACATGGCGCTTTAGATGTAAATGAACCCATGTATAAATGTTATCTTGAGACTTCTTGATTATTCGTGATTGGGACATCTTTGCGTGTCGCCCATTCTCCGAATCGCTCCCTAATTAAATCGTTGAGCAGTTGTAATCTTTCTTCTTCAATCTTCGCTTGGTTTATCTCTAAGTCCGACATCATCATTCCCCTCCCAGTTTTTTAATCCATGATGAACTAATCCAAGGTGACGCCAATCAGGATTTTGGTCGTCGGCAAGAGTTAGTGTCCAATAGTCCTTAACGCCCTCTCCCATCCATTCGGATACGAGAACCCATCCTGTACAAATTGCTGGTTCAACAAAGGCGATGCGCCCGATTTCGGCGAGCGCATCGTCTATTGCTGAAGGTCTTTTTTGTTCTTCTTCAATTCCCATTCAGGGAGGTTAGTACCAAAAATTTCTTTCCCAAAAGCGCCACGCCGAGCAGGGATTCGAATATCGAGATTCGATATAGATGAGTCCGCGCTCTACTTGTACCTCCACCGTAAGGTCAGGATTTAGTCCAAGTATTTGTGGGATTCCGCCAGCGTGAAGTTTTTCTCCATTTTGGTATACGGGTGTTTTGTTGTACGCATTAGGGCGCCAGTTTGATTCCTTAGTCCACAGCGATAGGAGACATTCCCATTGCGTAGGTGTATCCCAACCGTAAGCATCAAGACGCTTTTGAGCGAACTCTTTGGATGCTTCGGGTGTGCGCTCGACCAGTATTGGTTTTATTACTGGTGTTTCACTTGCTTGCGCTACTGGGTCAGGTGGAATGTGGAACGGATTGATAATGATAATTCCAAGAACAAAGATGATGCTTGGAATTGGTTTGAAGATGTTTTCATAGAATCGCATATTCCTCCATTGTTAGGAGTGAACACTTAATCGCTACTGGTTGTAACGCTTCTATGTTGTCAGTATCGGACTGACCTCACTTTGGCTAGTAGGTGTTTTGCGAACCTGATTTAAGGGTACATCATGGAGATGAATGACTGTCAATAGTTGAGCGTCGGTGGCGGAGCAATACAGTCACGCTAGAGAGAGGACGGACGCGCAACAGCGCTACAACGCCACCGACTATGGGTACCCGTCGGAAATGATACCCGACGGATAGTAAGGTTCATCCCGCCAATCTAAGAAGAGACCGACGGGATGAATTCTTTTAGTTAGTCAAGGCGACTTCCAGCGCTCGCTTCGATTCCGTACTTTCCAAGAACCTCAGCGAAGGCTTGAGCGAAAGCATATTTACGGTCTACGCTCTGTCCGAATTCACGAACCCAAATCTCGTATCCACCGTAATAACCTTTGCTACCAATACCTTGAGACTTTAACCAATTCACAAACGCACCTCGCGCTGGAGAAATGTTTACCCAAGCGAATCCGCAAAGACCGTCAAGGATGTAAGTTTTCTTGTTGAAATCAATGTCGCTCCCAAGTGGAGTAGTTGGAGAACCAACTACAAACTTTGGAGTATCTGCATCTTTGCCAGCCGCAAGACCAGCCTCGTATGCCTCGACATAAATTTTCTTGCACTCTGTCTTTGTAAGTGCCTTCTTTGCCTTTTTTGCTTCAGCCTCTTGCTTGGCAACATACAAGCCAATGATGCGATTGCTTTCTGCATGAATGTCTATCTGTGTCATTTTGTATTCCTCCTTCTTGATTTTGCCTGAGAATTTGATTTCCTTGATATAGGCTCTGTTGTAAGCCAAGTAATCTTCAATCTCACCAATCTTTTCGAACTCAACTACTACTTCGTTGATTTCGCCTTTGCTCCATTGGTTCTCAATTTTCACAACTGCTTGAATCGCCATTTTGTATCCCCTCTCTTGGTTACAAAACCAGTATACCCTACTGGGGTTAAGAATTCAACTTGAACTCTCGAGCCTTCTTTCGGGCGCGTCGCTTATCAGCCTCTTCAGATAGCACCTTCTCCAACTGCGCTCGCCGAATTGCCCTTAATGAGCCTTCAGAGACCCGTAGAGGCTTGTTCCGCCCTAGGCGTGATAGTAGATTCATCCGAACCACTTCCCACTCTCTATTGACCCCACAACCCCGAAGGCAAGCAGGATAAAAAATACAAAGGCAATGCCTTCAGCGTTCTCTGCCCACTTACGACCCTTGGCACTTAAGCGGACTCCTCTTCTCGAACATACTCGCTCGATGTAACTGGTCTCGTTCATGCTGTCCTCTCTTTGATTCGTCGAACTACACCGTAAGCCTGAAGTGAAGCATCTGCCTCACATCTAAAGCAATAGGTTTTTCCTTTAATCATGGTCAGTCTTAACTCGCTACCGCAAGTAAAGCATTTCATTATTTTTCCTCCCATATAACTTCTGTCTCACCGCGGACTGTAAGTAGTGCCACGATTTCTGACTTTGGAATCTTCCTCTCCAAGATGATTCCCTTCTTGCCAAATCGATTGGCGAAGAATTCTGCTTTGGATTTATCTAGTGTCCAAGATAATCCGTTCTCGTTCAATCCTTCTTGGCAACCTCTATAAATAGTTACCTCTTCAGGAAGCAAGCGCAAGGATTCTTTATCCTCGTCATTCATCATGTCGTTACGGTCTCCACGGTCAGCGGAAAGTAATTTCTTCCAATCCTTTAGATAGGCATACTGGTTTTCTGTATCTATCCAAACCTGAGTAAGTAATTGCCAGTAATTGACAATCCCTAATTGCTTCTCGATTTTCTTGAACGCTTCAACTCTGTATGGGCGCTCATGTAGAAATACATATTGGCTGTAATTCCAAGAGCCAAGCGCTTCTTTGACTGCTTTTAATTTTTGGGCATACTGAGCATTAGCGCTACCGTTTGAACGGAATGGCACTTGATAAACAAGTGGATGGCGCAACATTTCCCATTCACCCTTACTTCTTTCCATGTATGGAACAAGGTCAGGATGAAGTGGCTCGCTATGTTCAGCGACTATCTGAGCCATTAAATCTTCTACTTGGTTCATTGGTTCCCCCTCTTCTTGTACTTATTCTGAAGTATTTTCAACTGCTGGTCAAATGACACGCCGTTCTTCTCTGCAAGACTTTGGCAGATGATGTCCGCCTTTTCTTTGGCTCTAGCAATCTCTTGCTCTTGCTCCAAGATTGATTCAGCGCTGTGTGGTCTGCCGTCGTAATAGTGAGTGACCACTTCTCTTTTCCATTGAAGGTTGAACCACTCTGTAACCGCTGAGCGCTCTGTCTTGATTACCTCTGTGTACTTTCCATCTTTGAAGTAAAGGAACTCACCGCTCTTTGTTGGAGCGTTTGCCTTTTCTTTAGCAATTCGCTCAGCCTTCTTTGCGTCGCGCTCTGCTTTTGCTTGAGCCTTAGCAACTTTGTCTGCTGTGACGATTCGTGATGGACGATTCAAAACTTCTGCTGGAGCGCTTGGGTAACAAATTGTGCAAGCATCTTGACCAGCATCCTCAACGATTGTTTTCTCGTCGTCGTTGCTGTACTGGATTAACCAGTTGTAACGAGTAGTTGGAAAACAAGTTGAGCAATCCATTGAACTGTGAACATGACCATTGCTGGCAAGAACTAAGAACGCTCTTGTCCATGGGTCTTGGTCATAAATCGCATTTAACTTTTTAATTTCGATATTGACCTTGACAATCTCTGACTTAATCTTTGCAACCTTCTCAAGAGATTCTTGAATCTTTTCTACTGAAGTTGGGTAATACTTTTCGTAAAACTTAACTGAATCTTCAGCACTCTCTAGTTTGCTGATTAAATCCCAACGCTTGTTGTACCAAGATGATAACTCTGTATCAATCTTGACTGCGAACTCTTTTGTCACGCTCATTGGGTCTCCTCTCATTTACAACCCCAGTTTAGCATGAATATCGCTCAAGGTACAATTAGCCCTAGTTCGTGTCCCCCGTGTCCCCGTGACCCCTGTTCTAAGGGTCAAAATGCGCCTAATCCGAATCCTCGCCATCTGCTCGCTGGTCTTTTGGTGGACTTTTCTGCCTACCGACTCAGCCAGCGCCAACGAGTCTTGGCAATCGGTGGTCAATGGCAATGTCTCAGGCAACTCAATTCAATTTGACTATCGGGGCGGTAGCGCCTCTTACACGACGACTGTTACCGATGGCTCAACTGTCACAGTTGCAATCAATAACACAATCGCAAACTGCATTGGTAGTTGCGCTCCTATTGCGGATAACTGGAGCGTCTCAATCAACGGTCAAAGTTTTAGTGGCAATGCGATAGAGCAGATAAGTGCGAGCGCTGTTGTTTCGGGTCAATTAACAATTTCTGTATCGGGAATCGATAATGGTTTTTGGGCTGGATGGTACGGACCAATTTTTAGTGTTTCTGTTAGTTCTCCTGCTCCAAGTCCGACTCCGACTCCAACACCTGAACCATCTCCCTCAGAAACAGCAACGCCCCAACCGTCCCCAACACCGACACCAACAACAGAACCAACACCTTCTTCATCACCTTCACCTAGTCCCTCCACGGCTCCAACACCTCAACCATCGCCTCAGCCAACTGCAAGTCCTGAGCCTTCTCCAAGTCCGTCACCTGAACCAACGGTGAGTCCTTCACCAACACCGTCGGAACCATCGCCCACTCCTTCTCCGACACCTCAACCAACATCGGAACCAACGGCTTCACCATCTCCAAGCCCTGAACCTTCCGTAACTCCGACTCCTCAACCTGAACCGACCCCGCAACCTTCGCCGTCCACAACTGAACCCACACCTTCGCCATCGCCTACTCCTTC